GAGAGTTACTAGACCAAGCTACTATCCTAATCGGTCATAACATTGCTTATGATTTGATGTGGCTTTGGGAGTCAGGGTTTAAGTATGATGGTCCTATCTTTTGCACTATGCTCACAGAGTATGTTTTGCAAAGAGGTATTAAAGAACCTTTGCATCTAAAAGATTGTGCAGAAAGATATGATTTAGAGACAAAGAAAGAAGACACATTAAAGAACTATTTTGCTCAAGGCTTCGCTACAGATGAGATCCCAAGAGCAGAACTGTCAAGCTATCTTTCAGCAGACTTACATGCAACACAACAACTAAGCGATAAACAATACTATAGATTGAATACACCAAAAGATGCTGGATTGATGAATACTGTTTTGTTTACTAACAAAGTGTCTGTTGCACTAGCAAAGATATACAAACGAGGATTTAAGGTAGATGTAGATACTCTTGAGTCTGTTCAACAAGAATTTCAAAATGAAAAAAGTGAGATAGAAAAAAGATTACAAGTGCAAGTGAAAGAACTTATGGGTGACACACCTATAAATTTAAATAGTCCAGAACAGATGTCATGGATTCTCTACAGTAGAAAGCCAAAAGATAAATCAACGTGGATGAATAACTTTGCACACGCTATGGAAAAAAGTAATTTTAATCAAACTATAAAAGAAAATACCGATATAGTTTATAAAACAAAAGCACAAAAGTGCAGAACTTGTATTGGATCAGGTGTAATTAGAAAGGTAAAAAAGGATGGAACTCTTTATGCTAGATTACCTAAATGTCCTGACTGCAATGGGAATGGCTATTCTTTTATTTCTGTGGGGAAAGTAGCAGGATTCAAATTTAATCCACCAAATGTTAAGTGGGTAAGTGCAAATGGTTTTAGTGTTAATAAAAAAATGTTAGAAGTGCTACAACATGTAACAAAAAGAAATGACAGTGTAGCTGCATTTAACTTCTTAACTGATATACAAAGACTATCAGCATTAGATACATACTTATCTTCATTTGTAGAGGGAATAAAAATACATACTAAGACAGATGGAATGTTACATGTAAGACTTTTACAACACAGAACATCAACAGGAAGATTTAGTGGTGCTGATCCTAACATGCAAAACATGCCAAGAGGTGGTACATTTCCTGTTAAAAAAGTATTTGTTTCTAGATGGCAAGGTGGGAAGATTCTAGAAGCAGATTTCGCACAGTTGGAGTTTAGAACTGCAGCTTATTTATCACAAGACAAAACAGCAATGAAGGAGATACAAGATGGCTTTGACGTTCATGCATACACTGCTAGTGTCATTACGGAATCAGGTCAAAAGATTACGAGGCAAGAAGCGAAAGCTCACACCTTTGCCCCTCTCTATGGAGCAACAGGATTTGGGAGAACGACTTCTGAAGCAAAATATTACGAACAGTTTACAAAAAAATACAAAGAAATCGCACTATGGCATACCCGATTGGCTAAAGAGGCTCTAAACACACAGAAGATTAAAATACCTTCTGGTCGAGAGTTTTCTTTCCCGGATGTCAAGCGAAGAACAAATGGTGGTGTGTCTCACTTTACACAGATAAAAAACTACCCAGTACAAAGTTTTGCCACTGCTGATATTGTGCCTTTAATTTTATTAGCTATTGATGATCAGCTACAAAATTTTAAATCATGTATTGTAAATACAGTGCATGATTCTATTGTTATTGATGTGCATCCAAGTGAAGAAAGAAATGTGATCGACATAATAAACAATACAAATGAAAATATGAAAGCAATAATTGATACCAAGTATGGTATTGATTTTAATGTGCCTTTGCTCTTGGAAGCAAAGATAGGGGACAACTGGCTTGACACTAAAGATGTCTCTTGATATAACTATAAGACTTTTTAAGGAGTTACAATGAGCGAATTAGCAAATTTAAACGTAGATAATTACGATGACTTAGCTAGAGCAATGGGAATGGCTACAGAGAAAAAAGCACCCAAAAAAACTAGCACATTAAATAGATTAAGAATTTGGCACTCACCTATTATGGGTAAGGTTGAGGTTAATGGTAAACCCACAAACGTAGAAGTTATTGAGGGTGGAGCTTATAGATTAGAGGTTGTAAGCGAAGATTCTTCTTTTTACATTTTTTCCAAGAATATTACCATCAGACCTTTTATGCAGCGTTTCATGCTAAAAAGATATGTTGCTAATCAGGGTGCTAAAGGTGGAGAGAAAAAAGGCTCTTTCCACAGAACCATCATGGCTGATAGTCTCAACATTGATTTGAAAGATAACACAGGCAGGTTCAACTGTGGTAAGCCATCAGGTTATGTTGAAGACTTTCAAGCCTTGCCCAAAAGCACACAAGATTTAATAAGACAAATCAAACGAGTACGAGTGCTCTTTGGAACAGTATCTATGGAAGATCCCGTAGATGAAAAAGGTGTCCCTGTTGAAAACTTTTCAGATTCTCCTTTCATTTGGGAAGTTGACAACAAGGATGCTTTTAAAACTTTTGGTGATTTATTCTCAGAGTTATCAGAAAAGTCTAGATTACCAATTCAACATGCTATGCATTTAAATGGCACACATGCTAATCAGTTACCTAACGGTAGTTCATTTTACACACCTATTGTTGAAGTTGATTACACTGAGTCGTTTGAAATCAACGATGAAGATAAAAAACTTTTTGGTGAGTTTAGTATGTTTGTAAAAGGTTTTAACGATTGGGTTTGTAAAGAGTGGGATACTAACGTGCAAAAAAGACAAGGTGATGTTAGTGAAGCCGATCAAGAAGTAATAGAGGATTTCATTGATATTGATACAGAAGAAGTACAGTGATATCCAACAACCCATTTAGGGTACATAATATAAACTACTTATCCCCAAGTAGCATCAACACCTACATCACAGATCCACCACAATGGATTATGAGATATCTATTTGGCATTAGATCAGATAGTGGTGCTGGTGCTATTCGTGGTATTGCACAAGAGCATGTGTTAGCACAGAAATATGAAAAAGGTTCTTTTGATTTTTTAGAACTTGACACTAAGTTTATTGGTCTTTGTGGCGAAGCTGGTATTGATCTAAATGATGAGAAGGTAAAAAAAGAACGTAACACTTTAGCTAGTTTTGGTGAGGTGTTAGACAAAAATTTTAAATATAAAAACTTAGAAAGTTATCAACAAAAGGTAGAAGTACAGTTGGATGATTTGCCCATACCTATTATTGGCTACATAGATTTTTTATTTAAAGATACAATAGTGGATTTAAAGACAACAGTTAGAATGCCATCAAAGCCTACAGAAGCACAGATGAGGCAGATGGCTTTGTATTCAATGGCATATCCAAAGAAGAAAGTAGATTTGTTTTTTGCATCACCGAAGATGCACAAAAAATTCAATCTTAAAAATTTGTCATTACATAAAAAGCAACTGCAAACAGTGGCATTTAGTATACAGAAACTATTATCGCTGAGTGAAGATAAGCATTATATTGCCTCTTTATTCTTTCCAAATGTTGACTCGTGGATGTGGTCACACAAAGCAAAGCAAGACGCTAGTCAAATTTGGAGTTTGAAATAGTTGAATGAAAGCACAAAAAAACGTATTGCCAAACGTAATGGTTACAAAGGTAGCTTAGAGCACGGTATTGCTAACAAACTAAAAATTTATAAAGCTAAATTTGAATATGAAACTATTAAAATTCAGTGGCAAGATTTGTGTTACAGAATATATACTCCTGATTTTATACTTGATAATGGCATAATTATTGAAGTAAAAGGTCAATTTAAAACAGAAGAGAGAAGAAAGCATATTGAAATAAGAAGACAACACCCAAACTTAGACATACGTTTTGTGTTTGGTAATAGTAAAAATAAAATATACAAGGGGTCAAAAACTACATATGCCAAGTGGTGTATGCAAAAAGATTTCCGATACTATGACAGAATAATACCTGAAGATTGGTTGAAGGAAAAGGGGAAGAAAAAACATCCAAAATTTATAAAGTACGTAGGAGGTACAAAATGATATATAGAAAAAAACCCAATGCTATTTATATAGAATTAGACCCAAAAGTAGATGGGTCATATTGGACTGGTGAGGTTGTGTTAAATATAATCGCCCACCCAGATTCTAAATTAGATGCAGAGAGCAGAGCTAGTCTTATGCACTTAACACAATTGGTAGCATCTTCCGTGCCTATCATGGACTTAGATCCTACCATATTGACTAAGCTAGAAAACTTCTTAGAGTCTTTTGTTAAGAGTAAGTTTGTAACTAGAGAAGAAAATAGTAATATAATACATATTGACTTTAAAACTAAAAAAAGAAATAATCCTTGAGACATTTAGAGTATATGAAAATGAAAGCAAAACAAGCAGAGCAACAGTCTGATCATAAAGAGATTATGGACATGGTTAATCATCCACCACATTACAACAAGGCTGGCATCGAAACAATTGATGCTATCATGGCTGCTACTGATGGTGGTTTTGAGTATTACTTGCAAGGTAATATCATCAAATATGTTTGGAGATACAGATATAAAAATGGTGTTGAAGATTTAGAAAAGGCACTATGGTATCTCAAGAAGTTAATAGAAACAAAAAAGGATGACACGAGTTAAAATATTGATTACAGTAAAAGTAGATCACGAAGAGTACACAATACCCTCTGACGGTAATCTAGCAGCAGAAATAGAAGATTACGTTAGGGACATAATACATGAGGTTGATGGTTTAAAAATAACCAGTTTAAGAATAGTTACAGAGGATACATAAATGATTAACAACTACCTACCAACAGATTATCAAAACTTTATTGCTTTATCTAGATATGCTAGATGGAAAGATGATGAGCAACGCAGAGAAACTTGGATTGAAACTGTAGATAGGTATTCAGATTACATGTGTAATCATTTACAAAACAAACATAATTATACAGTAACAAAAGCACTAAAAGAAAAGATAAACGATGCTATAACATCTTTGGGTGTTATGCCTAGCATGAGAGCATTGATGACTGCAGGTATTGCTTTGTTTCTTACTTTGGACAGATGTCATGTTGCTGGATATAACTGTAGCTACATACCCGTTGATAGTCCTCGTAGTTTTGATGAGTGTATGTATATTTTAATGTGTGGTACTGGTGTAGGCTTCTCTGTTGAAAGAGAAAATGTAGATAAACTACCTATTGTCAACGAACATTTTGAGGGTAGTGAGACTGTAATAACAGTAGCAGATAGCAGACCCGGATGGGCAAAAGCACTTAGAGAGATGATAGCTATGCTTTATGTGGGTCAAGTGCCAAAGTGGGATGTGTCACAGATAAGACCTGCGGGTGCAAGATTAAAAACATTTGGTGGTAGAGCATCAGGTCCTGCTCCATTAGAAAACTTATTTAATTTTTGTATTGAAAAGTTTATGGCTGCAAGAGGTAGAAGATTATATCCAATAGAGTGCCATGATATCATGTGTAAGATTGGTGAAGTTGTAGTTGTCGGTGGTGTTAGACGATCAGCACTTATATCTTTATCTAATCTTGGCGATGATCAAATGAGACATGCTAAATCAGGAGAATGGTGGGATGAACCTGAAAGAAATATTAAAAGAGAAGGACAGAGATCACTAGCTAATAACTCTGTTGCATACAAGGGTAAGCCTGAAATGGGCACATTCATGAGAGAGTGGACTGCTTTGTATGAATCAAAGTCAGGAGAACGTGGCATATTTAACAGAGAGTCTGCTAAAAAGAAAGTCGATGAGAACGGTAGACGTAGCTCTGATTATCAGTTTGGTTGTAATCCATGCAGTGAGATTATACTTAGACCCTATCAGTTTTGTAATTTAACAGA